GAAGTTTTCTAGCCGCATGATTTCATAAGGTCAGCTAATTTTTTACAACGATTTGGCGTTTGTTTATTCCATCTAGAATCAAGCATTTCATAACTTGCTCCTATAAAATTAGCTTCCTGCAGGGCTTTCCACATATTCTTAAACTTAGATACCCCTGATTGTCCAAGTTGAAAGCACATCTCCGATAAGACGTGTTGAGCTGTCTCTGGTAAATCTTCAATACCGTTTTGCGACATTAATTGTTTAGCTTGAGCTATTGCTCTGCTTAAATCTTTATCAAATACTGCTTGTAATTCTTCTTCGCTGTATTCTTTATCAGCAACGAAATTATCTGCTGGGACAACTTTATGACCCCAACCGATAGTGTCGAACCCTTCGGTATCTTGATATATTTTGTTTCTAAAACCTTCACTTAATTTTACTGATTTTGATAATTCTTCATAACTCATGATATTTTATACCTTTTCTTTATCACACCCTGCAAAGTCTTTGCTTGTCCAGCATGAGCCTTTGATGCTTTTTTTAAACTTTTAATTACTTTTTTAACTTTTTTCTTTTGTGCCTTTTTCATTTTTTCTTAAACATACCGATTGCGCTTGATCCAGCCTTAATACCAAAGCTTGCTGAAATTGCAATGTAAAGTAAGTTGTGGTAATACGACGGTAGGTCTTGCAAAGCAATAAACCCTTGATGAACATGTTCTTGTAAGGGCGTGAATACTAAAACTGCTGGAAGTAGTAGGACAATTAATGCTACCTCATCTTTCCAGCTTCCTTTCATTTGATCAACGGCACTTTGCTCCCATGCAACTTTACCAGCTATCTGGTCTTCTTTTAGTTTTTGCGTCGCTTTAATTGTTGTAAGTTTTAATTCTTGTTTTGCTTTCTTTGTTTCTACAAAACCCTTGACGCCATCAGCGACGACGCCAAGTAATGGTTTAGCAAGTAATTGCCACATAAATTCTAGATTGCTCCTATAATGATGATTACGATTATCGCTACAATTGCAGCTTTAATCCAGTCCTTCATACTCCAGTCAGACCACTCTTTTAAGTGTGCCCATAGATCTTGTACAAGTTTCATACAATCCTCCTTTGTTGATAAGGTTCTATTACTTTACGCCTTTAAAAGCAACTTTTTTGATCTGAGCCTTGCTTGTCTGCCCTTGTGGGCCACTACCTTTGTTTTGTTTTACAACAAAAGGTGAGTATACAATTGCAGCATCAGATGAAACTTTTATGTTAGGAAAAGGGTTTTTTGGTTTTACCGTTTTCACTTGTTTCTTTTTAAAGTTCATGATCTAGCCTTTCCATAACCACGTTTAGCCAGTCTACCTGCTAGACCACCATTCGCAGCTTTAATTGGTTTTTTAGGTTTAATTATTTCTATGCCTATTGCAAGTAAACCAGGCATTTTTTTCTTTTTATCTTTTTTCTTAGGTGAATCTACTGGGCCACCGTTTTTCTTTTTCGTAGCACCAACAATTCTATCTGCTTGTGTAGGATTAGGATTATTATCCACACCAGCTTTAACTGACAACATACCAAACTTTTCTGCTTTTCCGCCGTCAGCGAAAACATTTTTTTGTGAATCTTTTCTTTTCTTTTTCTTAGTATTTTCTACAGCAGGGCCACTTTTTCTTTTAGCTCTTTGTTTTTTAAGTTTTTCTAATAATTCTTTTTCTGAAAATCTTTTTCGATCTCCTTTTGGTTTAAAAGGCATTGGTTCCATATTTTTTGGAAACAGGTCTTTTGGTAACGGTAATCTCTTTGGACCTTTTGGTTTTTTTGGTAAAAAGAAATCAGGATCGGGTCTATTTTCTTTAAATTTTTCAATAAACTTATCTCTTTTAATTTTATCTCTTGCGGTTTTTGTCCCCTTTTCACTTAATGCCATGTTAACCCCTAATGTATCGTCGGTTTTACTAGTTCAAGGAGATCATAACCGTTATGATTCTCCAAATGTTTTGCTTCTTTTGGCGATAAATGTTCATAATAGACCATTTTTGCACACGCCATCATAGCTCCTGCTAAAAGTATACTATCTTCAGGATTTTTGGAAGTATTTTTTGCAATAAGCATAAGCTTATCGAAATAATCAGCTAGTTTTTCTTCTGCGTTTGCCATTTTTAGATATACCTGCCTCGTTTAATGCAATAGCTATTGCTTGCTTTCTAGATTTAACCTTTTTTTTCGAGCTGCCAATGTTTAATTTACCTTTTTTAAACTCTCGCATTACTTTTGCGACTTTTTTCTCTCTTTTCTTCACTGTTTTTGTTTAGAAAGGTTAACATTTGCACGTAATTGGGCAATATCTTCTTGCGACTCTATTTTTTCTTTAGTTAATTTTTCATTTTGCTCTAATTTTGCAGCATCCATCTCTAAATTTGCTTGATCCAACTGCGATTTTCTTTGTAAATCAGCAGCACGTAGCTGTATTTCTTGTTGTTTTAAAGAAATTAGTGGGTCTTCACCTTGAGATGACAGCATTTCTTGTTCTTCTTCAATCATTTTTTCTGTCATTTCAGTGATTGTTTCTGCTACTTTAGATTCTAATAGCTCTTGTAGTTTAACTTGTTCCTCTTGTGGTACCTGACCACCGTATTGTTGTGCAACTTTTTGCAGATCCTCTTTCATTTCTTGCTCTACTTCTTCTCTGGCTTGAATCGATACGTGTTCCATAATGTGTGACTCAAGCAGCGTCATAGTTCGTAAATTATTTTTTACTAATATGCTTGAAAAGAAAGCTCTGTGTGAATCAATGTGAGCCATATGGTTTTGATTTCTAAAAGCTTGTAGAGGTTTACCTAATAAAGCACTACCATTCTCCATTCCAGGGTCCATAGGTTGTGGTGGTGTAGGAACAGGTAATATTGCATCAACATTTTGTACACCCATTGCTTGATACATTCTTCTGTACGCTTCATACATGTTGTGCATTTGAGGTGCAGCTTGAGCAAGTTGTAGTTGTGTTTGTGCCAACGTAACACGTTGAGACATAGAAAAGATTGTTGGATCTGAAACAGGTAAAATGTCAATTTTTTCATCAAAGTCTGACGTTTTAATTGATCTAATTCCACCAACTACATCATATGGATATGCAGGGTCTAAAGATTCAGAAAATATTTTCGAAAGTAATTTAAACTCAATTTTTTGTGCGTAGTGTAATCTTTTGTGAATTGCTGACATAACACGCATGCCTCTTTCCATAAGAGCCATAGTTGTGCCAACTGGTGCATTAGCTGCAACGCTATCGCCAATCTTCTGATCAGCGACGGTAGCAAATTCTTTACCAGCTTGTACAACGAAACCAAGTAATTGAAATAATGTTGGGTCTGCACCCTTATAAGGAAGTGGTAGTAATCCAGCACGTAGGTCACCACTTGGTGCATCTACATCTCTAAACTCACCTGGTTGTATAGGATTGTCATCATCACGTATACGTAAGCCTCTTGCCTTAAATCCTGCTGGTAAGTTTGCAAGTGTGCCAGCATCAATTAATTGACGTAAAGCCGCTGTAGCAGTTCTTGATAAACCACCAAGCATATGAATTAATCCTAGTCCATAAAAACCTAAACCAGGTAAAAACTTATAATGAACAAAGTATTGTGTTTTCTTTAACTTGTCGTCTTCTTCACGGTAGTTTCTATAAATAGATAATACTTTTCCAGACCCTTCGTCTATTGTTACAATGTAAGGTGCTTTGATGCCATCATCTCTTTCAAAGCTTGGTAGATCTAAATTTGCATGAACTTCTAGTAAAGTGTATTCATCATCTGCATACCCTGCTTTTTTAACACCAGAGAGTTGTCGTTCTTTTTCTTCAATGTCATCTTGATCATTGTATGTTTTGATTTCAACATCTCTGTAGAATCCAGTGACTTGTAATTTTCTAATTTCGTTTTCTGATTTTTTAATAACGTGTGTAACTCTTTCTGCCTGTTCTAGATTGACAGCATTGTAAGGTACAACAAGATCATCACTTGGTACAAACTTTGATACAGCTCTACCAAGACTTGCATCGTAATAAACTTTTTTGAATGTAGAACCAGATAGTGGCAGATAAAATAT